GGACGTGGTGCTCTGCCGCGTATGGGCGTCCGCTGTGGACGCGGGCAATCAGCATTATCGTGCCGCGGATGTGATGAATACCGAGCAGGTCGTCAACTTCACCATCCGCTATCGCAGGGACGTGAAGCCCGGCATGTGGGTGAAATTTCAGGATGAGAAGTGGATCATCTCTACGCTGGGCGAGTATTCGTTCAAGAGAACCTATCTCGGCTTGAAGGCTTCCATTGCGAAGGGGGTAAGTGGATGAGCGGAGCGAATTCTGAGTGCGTAAGCGCAGCGCAGCTAGACGCGCACGAAACCCTCGCGCAAGCAAAGCGCGGGGCGAGGGGCGGTGAAGGCGGATGAGACAGGTACAGGAAGCGCTCAAAGACATCGGCATTCCCGTCATCGCGGGCATCTGGCGCGCCACGTCCGAAAATCAGAATCCGCCGCTGCAATATGTGGTCTATTCCAGCACCACCACGGAGACGGCCTTTCAGGACGACCGTCCGGTGGGATACCGCACTTACATCTATCTGAATCTCTGGAGCGATATCGACCCTACCGACATGGCGAATCGCATCCGGCAGGCCATGTACGACGCGGATTTCTGGATGCTGGAAGAGAGCGATAAGGGGTATAACCAACCCGCCTACGACCCGGCCACGCGCACCTACACCGTGCAGTGGACCTGGGTCTACTGGCAGGATGCCATGGTCTGACAAAGAAAGATTCACCTAGGCAGCGTTGACTGACTGTCCCCTGAAATGATATAGTGACTGTGCATAACACAATCCCTGAGCCGGAAAGGAATCGCGATATGAACGATGGAGAACTGATCGCAAAGGTACGCTCGTCCATGTATAGGCAGTGCAGGGAGCGCGGATTCGCCGCGCCTGTCGATGTGCTCATGGAAATCGGCGTGCTGCCGAAAAAGAGTTATGAGGATTGGCGGTACGGGCACGTGGATTATCTGGAACGCGTATGTACGGTTAATCTGAAGAAACTGTCGGCTGTAATGCGCGAAATGCGTGCATATGCCAGAGCGCAGAATCTGAAACCCTCATTCTGCTGTTACAAGCGCTGGGGCATGAAAAAGAAAGACGGTCAGGGGCGAAAGCCTGTCATTCTGCTGCGTTTCAGCAAGAGCGGCACAGCGGAGATTGAGCGTGGCTATGCCACGCATTACGTGGACGAGCATCGCATCGCCGAGCTCAAAGCCGAAAGGCAGCGGACTGACGCTGAAACGCTGCCCTCGGAAGAAAG